GCGTTGGAGCGACCAGCACCCATTACGGTAATAGAACCAGCAGAGTTGTCTGACCTCGTCACTTTAGCCATCTTCTGAAGAGCGGAAGCTTCTCCAGTAGGTGCAATACCAGTTAGTTGACCAGCTATATCACTAACAAATAATTCGTCGCCTTCAGAATAATTGCTTGTATCTAAATTAGTAATAGAACCAAAATTGACAACCCGAACGTTCGCGTTAGCGTTTACTGTTTCTTTTGAAACCCCAAATGCTGGCATCTTGTTTGGATCATTTGCGTCAGCTTTTGCTACAACCGTAGTGTTTCCATCAATACCCGAAATATAAACGACTTCTCCAGCAGATAATGCTTCTCCAGCCTTTGCTCTGAATGATACAGCTCCTCGTAAGTCGCCGATAAATTCGTCAGCCTCAACGTCTCCTGTAACAGTAACGTCAGTAGTGATGTCAAGTGATGTACCACTGATGTCGCCAACGATAATTCCCAACTCAGAGCTATTTCCATAACCGAGTACACTATCGAGATCTTGACTGTCAGTCTCTGTAGAGATAGGTGAGAAACCTAATGCGCCCGTGATGTCACCGCTTGTGAGGGTATAAGTTGGATTTGTAGCGCCATCAACTTCAAAGGTAAATACGTTACCAGCTTTGGAAACTCCCGTAAGATAGTAATTCGGATCTGTGGACTCAGAAGAGGTGTTCAAACCTGTAACGTGACCAAAACTATCAAGTAGAACGTCTTGAATATACGTTCTCGCACTGTTGTCGCTACTACTCGCTGCTGCGATACTTGGATGAGCAGTAAGAAAACTACCCGTCTCTGAACTAGTCACAAAGTCGCCTGTATCGTTAACATCTACTGGTGTGTAACCTAAAGCATCAGTAACATCACTGCTGGTGATACCAGTAAGGACCGTATTACCCGCCATCGTGATGTCTCCTGTGACATCCAACCCACCAGTAATATCAACGTCTACATTAAAGATCGCACTATTCGTCCCACTAATAACTAATGCGTCTGTGCCATATTCTCCAATTGTAATTTTATCATAAGTAGAAGTTGATTCCACTTCTAGGATTGGGAGACCAGCGGCATCATTAACAGAGAAGATGGTGCCTGTGACTTCATCAGTCACCCCGAATAAACGACCGTTGACACCGTCAACCGAAAATATATCAGATACTCCAGTATCATCATTGGTAACCGTAAGAGCGCCACTAACGTCTAAGTCTCCACTAATAGTAGAGGAGCCAACGGTAATTCCACTCTGTGAGGTGTTCCCTTGGGTGAGAACTTCATCAAGTGTTTGATCGTCGGTTTCTGTAGAGAGCGGTGTATAACCTAAAGCGTCAATAACTTCAGCGCTCGTAATACCAGTAAGAACGGTATTACCACCCATCGTAATACTTTCTTCAACAGTAAGATCACCCGTCTTAATATCTACTCCACCCTCAAAATCAATAAATAAAGTATCAGAAGCGTCAGATTCTTTTGTTCTATTATTGCTATCTGTAAGATATGTTACTCCACTATGCTGAATCGTTGCATAAGAACCAAAAATATGAGAATTATCAGCCCCAGAAATAATATTCCCAACACCAGCCCCAACAAATGAATTGTCAGATCCAGTAATTGTGTTGTTTTGACCTCCAAGAGTAATGCTATAATCTGAATACCAAATATCATTACCAGAACCACCAATAACACCTGCAAAATCACTACCTGAAATTAAGTTGTCTACACCTGCACCAATAAAATCAAAATCACCAGAAATGGTATTCCTGATACCCATGATAACAGCAGTTCCCTCTGAATAGGTTCTATTCTCATTACTGCTTCCGACCTCTTGATCTGGCCCTATAGCTAATGAATAACTTTGCTGTTTTGTATACGCATTACTATTAATCCATTGGTTTTCAAGAAATGCTTCGGCACTACTATCTTCCGTAGGGTCTTCGAAGGTCATTCTTTGGCTGCTATCTTGCACCCCAGTAACCCTTAACCGCCCTCCAATAGTAGCATTTCCGCTAACAAAGAAACTACCATCATATACATCTAAATTACGACTATTATCAACAATAACCTGAGTGTCTGAAACCAATAAACCTATTGATGAATTAGTTTCAAAACCTATCTGTGTGCTTTGTAATTTGACTTGAGTCCCACCTAATTTAGTGGTAACATACATATTACTACCATCATAGTCAAAACCAAGACCGTCAGAAGATCCAGTTTTGAATACCCCGTAAGGTGTATAACCGTCATTATCAGCATTAAAGTAAAGGTTACCACTACGGATATTTAAATTGTTTGAGGTGATATCAATACCCTGATTTGTTGTTCTACCGTTTTGGGTTACCTGCTCTAAAGTTTGTGATTCTGCTGTAAGAAAGTCTCCAGTATCGTCTTTGGTAATATATTGATTTGTAGCAATAGGGTTATCTTCAAAAGTGTATGGCCCTACACTCCAAGACGCTCCAGAACCAAGATTACCATAAGGTACATAATGTAAGTATACAGGACTATCATTGGGAAGCACACCTTCATTTATATCAAAAACCTGAACCGATTGGTTAGTTATACTACGTGAAAATACTGGGTTCGGATTAATCTGACTAGCAAATGCGTCAGAACTACTTGAACTATAAACCTCAATCCTATCAAAAGATGTGTAACCAATATCATTGTTAAATGTAACGACACTAGTTAAAGCTCCAGTTTGGCCACTAGAGTTTACAGCTGTTTTGCTGCTTTGAGATGATGAATGGGAAGTTGTACCTGTAGAGTCTTGAACTTCAATACCGCTGATTTCAGGAACATTACCGTAAAAATAAAACTCTGATGTATAAGATTGTCCCGTTTCAGAGAGTGTTATTTTTATACCAAAATCTTTTGTGTATTGACCAAAAACATTTATATTATCATACTCAGTGAAAGTGAAAACGTTAGATTTATAATCAGTGAGGAAGTCTTGGTATTCAACACTTCCATCAAGATTAAGTATGTCTACACTAACACTACTAACATAACTATTAGCCAAGAACTCAGTATTATTTAATACCGATCCACTAGTTCTATCCAAAATATCTAAATCGACAGTGACAGCCTTATTAAGATGGACACCGCTACCTGTACTCGTTAAAGTCAAATCAGTTTGATCGACTGTAAAAGATGGCTGGAATTCGTATAAAGGCATTTATCTAAATGTTATGTTGTTTATGAAAGATTTGTCAAACTCTTCTAATTCTGTATAAAGTACAAATGTTCTTAATGTGGAAAAATCTGAGTCTATAGTTTTAGTGGAACCTGTAGAAGACCCAACAGCTTTTACACTCAAAGAGTAGTTACCTATAGAAGATAAATTATCAAATTTCACAAATTCATTTGATATTCCTGTTGATGAACTGCCTCCGTTTGGATATCTTAAAATAGCCTCATAGCTAGTCTTCGATGTTACTTCATCCCAATCACCACTAATATAAAAAGTATCTGTTTCTGTTCCTTCTCCAGTAGTAATAGATAAGTTTTCTGGAGCGGATAATCCTGTGTATATTGTGTCGCCAATTTGGGTTGCGACATTATAATCATATGTATTTTCTTTTCTATCTAAAGAAATATTATTTTCAATCAAAGAGAATTTACCAGTTTCAAATTTAGCCGCAGATACTAAGTATTCATTTGGACTATTTTCTTTAATAGAGTCAATCTTATATAAAACATCATCTGCATCTTTTAAGTCGAATCTATACGGACTACCAAGCTTAATGAACTGTAGGTAGTCTGGGCCATCTACGCCGCTAACAAAACTAAAACCGTCTCCTGTTCCAACCTGCCCTGTAACATTTAAAGTTACAATTTGAGGCTCTGAATTAAGTGTAATCTCTGATTCTAATATTCCTCTAGCATTTAAAACATTGAGATCACCGCTAAAGAATCCTGAAATATCAATCTCTGGCGTAACTCTTTTATCTGCATCACTACTGGAGTAAGTAGAAACGATACCAGTATTTAATTCAGCTAGATTCTGAACACCTGTTGACTTAGCTACAAAATCTCTATTTGCTTCTTCAAGACCTGTTGCAAATGTCCAGCCTGTGTAATCTGTACCAAAGTAAAGCATATTATCTCCAGTACCTGTGTACAAAGCGTATTCAGAAAATGTAGTTAAATCCTCAATATCAGAATCTGAATAACCACTTCTATACCCCGAGAAATTATACAACCCAGTATAAATATCATCAAAATCAGAATTTGTTGATACACCAGTAATAGTAAAAGTATCTGTTCTAGATCTTTTCTTACCCGCTATATCACTTAGTTCATCAATTGAGCTTTCTCCTGTAGGGTTATAAACTGTTAATATACCCGTCATGGAGCTACTAGAGTAAGGACCACTTAACTGGATATATTCATTATCAACATCAACACTAAGAACTTTACCAAAGTTAGATTTTTCGTTCTTTAAATCATCGTCAACAATAATAAGATCCCCGGGTTGACACAGTAAGGCCTCTAAACCAGAAGTAAATACAACTCTTTGATTTTCTTTAATTGTTCTATAAATTAAATGCTGACCAATTCTTCTGGCCATAGATCTAGAAGTAACACCTAAACCATCAATCCTTTTCTTGAAAACACCCCTGCTTCTAATATCCTCTTCGTCCTCAATAACCTCAACTTTTGGAGTAAAATTTTCAAACCTATCTAAATAAGAAACCTCAACTGTATTAAATTGCTGATCTCTTCTTAAGTTTGAGTAATTAAAAACCCCATCTTTTACATTGTTGTTGCTGAATGTGGCTATAGGAGATTTAATTCTCTCATCAGCAAATGAAACTTCTGAAGCCCTGAAAAATGTTTGACCCCTGAATAATTTTGATATAAGTTGTATGGAATCAAAAACTTTCTCATCGCTTTTAAAAATGATGTTACAAGAATATCTAGGCTCTAAGCCTCCTCTGCCATCTGGAACGCCTTCAAAGTCACCGTTTGAGTCTACAGCGTCACAAAACCTACCAATCTTATAAAGCTCCCATTTATTGATATCGTCTAACTCGATATATCTACCCAAACCATATCTAGTGTTTGTTAGTAGGTCATATAAAATCCAAGCTGGATTGTCAGTCCAACCCGTTTGAAATTCTCCTCCCCAATCACCTTTGTATATAGATTTACTTTCTTCCGAAGCATTTTCAAATTCAGCCACGGTATCGTAATATCTTTTATCTTCCTTTCTATGTGTTAGTTCTGTTGGAAAATAATTGTCTGGAATCTGAACTTGTTTTAATCTAACATCAAATGATCTTTGAGGCGCAGAAGAAAAACTTTTAGAATCTAATTTTGTCCCTATAATAGCAGAGAATGGATAACTTAAATTGACAGGGATAATCTCCGTGACCTTATAAAAAATTAATTCTTTGGATATTAAAACGGAAAATGTTTCTGTTGATATTTTTGTTACTTTGACATACCTTTTTTCTGGAGAAGAATAAGAGTTGTTTGTTGAGTAGTCATTAACTCTTGGAAGTGGGAAAGGTGTAGATAAATCTGCGCTACCACTTAAATTTTGAACATCTCTAACGTGTTTATATTGTTCTGGACTATCTGTATTGCTAGGATTGCCTATATCAAGAAGGGTTGCTCCTTCTATGAGTGCCGCAATCCTATAGGTTTTTGTAAGCGTTGGTTGAATTAATCCATCAGGTAAAACCTTACCGACTTCAATCTCAACATTCATAATAGCTGGTAATTTATCCCCTACTTTAAAATCAGAGTCAGTTGTACCATACTGCTTCTCAACAGTATCAAAGAGGGAGTCTATTTGTAATGTAACAAAAACCTCAGACACATTTGGGTTATTGACATAATAAGTAATTGGCGCAGCTTTTTCTTCTAGTAGATATTCTTTATTTTTTGCATTCCA